ACAATAAATATAGGTACTTCGGCAAACGATGGAACAGGTGACCCGTTAAGAACCGCTATGGATAAAACCAATGATAACTTTACAGAGTTATATAATGGTGCAGGAGGTGTTGCTGATGGAGCGGTGACTACAGCTAAACTTGCAAACGACAATGTAACATTTGATAAAATAGAAGATAGATATACAGCTAAAGTAGAGAAATCAGATACTTCAGGAGCAGTTAGCATTGACTGGTCAGCTGGAACTACATTTGAATTTACTGCTTCATTAACAGGAGCATTAGAATTAGATTTTACTAATTTTAAACAAGGACAAGTAATTGGAATATATGGACTAACAGGTTCACAAACAATTACACTTGACAGTGATGCTGCTACAAGTGAAACATTTAACAGAGTAGGTACTTCTGAATATGATGGAACTGGAAGTAACTTTTTACAAATAGCTTGTGTAGATGATTCAGCAGATGCAGTATTTAATTATTCAGTAATAACATATACATCAGATACAACACCATAATAATATGAAAGCAATAAATATAAACGGACAAATTAAACAATACAGTAAACTTCCATCTTCTTGGGGAAATGTTCTTGGAGGATTTGATTTACTTTCAGATGAGCAATTAAAGACTTATGGTTTTTATGATGTAATAATTCCAGATTACGATTCAAGAGTAGAAGATTTAGGTGAGTTATATTTTGATTCTGCAAGTGAAACTTTTACTAAAGATATTTCAAATAAAACTTGGGTGTTAACTTTAGCTGAATTAAAAGAGCAGCAAATAAATAACTTTAAACATAGGATTGGAGCTGAACTTGCTAAAACAGATTGGTATATTATAAGAAATCAAGAAACAGGAGATGCAATACCTGCTGATATAACTTCAGCAAGACAAGCATTAAGAGACCAATCAGAAGTTGTAGAAAATGAAATCAATGCTTTAACTACTAAAAAAGCAGTTATGAGTTATGATTTACCAAGTATAATATAATGAGTGTAAATAAAAAAATAATAGAAACTGAAGCAACTCAACCTGTTGTTGGACCTGTTGGATTTAATGCAGTAACTTATACTGGAACTGGAGCATCACAATCAATAAACGTGGGGTTTCAGCCTGACATAATTTGGACTAAAGCTTATAGCGTAAGTGACAATCATAGACAATATAATAGCGTAAGAGGTGCTAGTAAAATATTATATCCTAATTTAAATAATTTTGAAGAGACAAACTCTACATTTTTAACTTCTTTTGATTCAAATGGATTTACTTTAGGTAGCGGTAACGGGAGTAATCAATTGAATAGAGACTATGTTGCTTTTTGTTGGTCAGCTGGAGGTGGAAGTAATAATCCTCAAGCAAGTGATACTACAGGGGTGGCTATTAGAACTTATAGCGGAAATGAAGTGCAAAACAGAGCTCTTTCGCACGGATTAACATCAGCTCCTGTTATGGAAACTGTAAAAAATTATTCAGGTTCAGTAGCAGAATTTTGGTGTCATTTAGTAAATCCACCGATGACTGGAACTGGTTATGTTTATCGTAATTACACAAATGCTTTTACTTTGTCTGGAGCTGCAAATATATTTGGTTTACTTCCAGATGCAACTAATTTTTATGTTAGTAATAATACATTTGCACACGAATTAACAAATGGGAGTGGTAATAGTTATATAAACTTTTTGTTTTCAAATATAGATGGGTTTTCAAAAATAGATACGTTCACTGGCGCAAATGCAACTGTTAGTGTAAATGTTGGTTTTCAGCCAAATATGGTAATTATCAAAAACGCTTCAACCTCTTCTACAGACTGGTTAATATTTGATACAGCAAGAGATACTGGACCTACACTTACTAAAGTTTTAAATTGGAATAATGCAAATGCTGAAGTTACATTCGGAACTGGACTTACATTAACGTCTACAGGTTTTAGTGTTCCAAGTGCAACGTTAGTAGGTGATAGTTTTAATAAGGCTGGTGATACATTTTCATATATGGCATTTAAAATAAATTAAAATGAATGGATTTGAACCAACAGTATTAGGAATTAGTGTGTATATAATAACAATAGCAGAAATAAATGAAGCTCTACAAGGACTACTAATTATAGCAACGTTGGTTTATACGATTATTAAGATATATCAATTAGTAAGCAAGAAATAAATTATGGTAAGAATATTAAGATATATAGCAAACAAACTTGAACAATTTAATATTAAAGTAGCTAAAGCTTGGAATCAATGGCTTGCTAAACTTAAAATGTAATGTCATATTATGACAAAATCATATTTTAGATATAGTGAATTTGACTCGCCTGACATACCTGATAGTGGTCATAATATGCAGCCTTCTTTTTTACGCATGCTCAACCATGCACGTCAAATTGCAGGGATACCATTTAGAATTAATTCAGGATTCAGATCTAAAGAGCATAATGAAAAAGTGGGAGGAACAGAGAATTCGTCACATCTACGAGGACACGCTGCCGACATACATGTATCATCCTCTACGCACAGATACGAAATATTATCAGCATTACTCCAAGCAGGATTCAATAGGATTGGTATAGCTGAAACATTTATTCACGTAGATAATGACCCTAATAAAACTCAAAAGGTAATTTGGACTTATGCTTAAAATTATAAAAAGATTATTTGGCTTTTCTGACAAGAATGATATTTCAGGTTTAGGTCTTGAGATAAGAGAACTTATTAAAGGAAAAGAAATAGATCCACAAAAACTTATAGAATTACAGGCAGAGATTAATAAAATGGAAGCACAGCATAGAACAGTGTTTGTAGCTGGCTGGAGACCATTTATTGGATGGGTTTGTGGTGTAGCTTTAGCTTATAACTTTGTTTTAAGAGATTTAATAGTATGGTATTTTGGTTCAGAAGGAGCACCACCAGCATTACAAATGGAACATTTAATGACAGTACTTGTCGGAATGTTAGGACTTGGTGGTATGAGAACATTTGAGAAATTTAAAGATAAAACAAACTAATATGTCAATTAAATTAAAGCCATCAACAAAAGAATATAAGAGAGATTCAAGAGGCAAGATAATTGATAAACAATATACTTGGAGACATTACCCTCCTTGTGGTTTTAAAGTAGAAGAATTAAAGACAATGTATGAAAGTTCACAGTATAAAAGGAAAAAACATTTAATTCTAAATGAACTACAAAAAAGAGGTGTAGAGCTATAAAAGACAAGCTTCAAGAAACAATATTAACATTTACTGTTTAAAAGAAAATTAATCTATCTATTTACTTTTAAAAAAAAAGTGAATAACTTTGGTGGGTTAGTGGTAAATAATCGTTTAACAATTAATAAATAAATATGGATATTATAAGAAAATTAGCAGATAAGATAACAAATGATTTTAAGTTAACAGTTAGAGATAGAACAGATGAATTATTAAAATTAGATGCAATACAATACACTAATATGGGTACAGATAGTACAAAGCAAGAAAAAAAAGAAGTAAAAGCTAATTCAAAATATATCTATAAAAAAATTAAAGAAATAGACGAAGATACTGGAAAGATTTTAATACACTCTATGGATGGCTAGAATACCAAAACGAAAGAACTTAATTAAAAAACTAGATGTTGTATTCTCTAAATACATAAGATTAAGAGATGCAGATAGTCATGGGTATTGTAGATGTGCTACTTGTGGAGAGAAACATCACTGGACTAAAATACAAGCAGGACATTTTATTTCAAGAAAACATTATACAACAAGATGGGATGAAAGAAATGTACATGCTCAATGTATAGCTTGTAATGTGTTTAGATATGGTGAGCAGTATAAATATAGTTTATATCTTGGTGATAACTTGTCAAAAGAATTATATGATAAAAGTTTAAAAACTGCTAAATTCACAGATATAGAAATCATAGAAATGATTGAAGAGTATAATGAGAAATCAAAGGACTTTTCTTTTCATATGTGAGTTTTTCTAGTTTTTATTGTTCTTTGTTTAAGGGGGGAATTTATTTCCCTCTTTTTTTTTAACATTTTTTATTGATATTTTTTTTATAATATTATTTTTTTTATTAGCTTTATATTATGATTGAATTACATTATATCAATTTACTTAAACAAAAGCAAGAAGAAATAGACAAATTAAGAACTACTTTATTTGAAATACTACAAGCCGATTATTTAAGTAAAGACGAAAAACAATTAATAGTAAATAAATTTTTTAATAATGACAAAGAATAGTAAACCAATTAGAATCAATCAAACACAAGATTCTATAAGTAAACAAGGAGCTGTAGATAGAGCTACCGAAATAGCACTTAATCCTATATGGAGAAATGCTACCGAAAAAGAAAGACAACAAATATTAGCAGATATAAGTGTTATAGGTAAATTTCTTTATTTCGAGAAAAATCTGTTACCGACAACAGAAGATTATAAAATGTTATACAATATAAAAGAATAAATATGGAATTATTAGGTACCATTAAATCTATAGGAAATCTTGAACAAATTAAGCAGTTAAAGAAAAAAACTGTATTAATAGAAACTACAGGTAAATATCCACAAGTAATACCAGTAGAGTTTTTAAATGATAAACTAGATTTATTAAATACTTTAAAAGTTGGAGATGATGTTGAAATATCAATCAATATTAGATCTAATGAATATAAAGGTAAATATTATATTAACCTTTCAGGATGGAAACTGAATACTAGAGTTGCTGAAACAACAACTCAAGCTCAAATGCCAGACCTAGAAGATAATCTTCCTTTCTAAAATGATAGTAAATTCTTCTAATATATTTAAAAAACTTTTAGATATTAAACATGGAAGAGTTAAAGAAGGTTTAAAAATTGGAGTACCAGATATTGACGAATATTTACGATATAAGCAAGGAAATTTTAATTTATTAATTGGACATGCGAACGTTGGTAAAACTACTGTTATATTGTATTTATTCGTTGTCTGGGCTTTAAAACATAAAAAGAGGTTTCTAATTTGGTCTTCAGAAAATACACCTCAATCAATCCAAAGAAAAATAGTAGAGTTTAAAATGCGTAAGCCAATTACAATGGCTGAAGATGCAGAAATAGAAGATGCTCTTAAATGGTCAGATAGTTACTTTAAGATCATTGATGTAGAAGAACTTTATACATATAAAGAATTATTAGAAGAAGCAAAATTAATTAAAGATGTTTGGAATTATGATTCTATACTTATAGATCCTTACAATTCTCTTATTAAAAGTAAATTATTATATAAAGAAGTAGGAGGACACGAGTACGATTATCAAGTGAGTACAGAGTTTAGATTGTTTGCAAAAAGAAATAATATTACAGTATTTTTAAACGCTCATGGAGTTACAGAAGCTTTAAGAAGATTACATCCTAAAGGACATGAATATGAAGGACTACCTATGCCTTTAAATATGGCTAGTGTTGAAGGAGGAGGAAAGTGGGGTAATCGTTGTGATGATTTGATTTGTATTCATCGTTATACTTCGCATCCAACTGATTGGGTTTTTTCTATGTTATTTGTTTTAAAAATAAAAGAAATGGAAACAGGAGGAAGATGTACTCCATTTGATGAACCTATAAAACTACGTATGGAAAAGAATAATGTAGGTTTTAGTTTTATGGATCAGAACTTATTAGATGATACTAAAAATTTAAAATTTTGATATTAATTATATTACTAATAATAACCACAGTCTTTCTAATGATAGGGCAATTTAAAGGTGCAGAGATTTATATTGCACTTGTAAAAGGTTTTGTTGTTGGAGCACTATTTCACAAAGAACAATATGATGATGGTTTTGACGAGTATACTCTTCAATGCTGTATAGGATTCATTAATGTAACAGTGAAATGGGAAGAGGAGCAGATTGGTTAGCGATAGTTGCAAAGCAGCATAAGGAGTGGATAAGAATCGTAAATGGTTTTGGTGAATACGATTATGCTGAAGATATAGTACAAGAGAGTTATTTAATATTATATAAATATGCTAAACCAGAAAAAATTATTGAGAATGGTGAAATACGTAGGGGTTATATGTATTTTACTTTACGTACTACTTACTATTTATATTATAACAGTAAGCGAAAAGTTAGGAAAGTTTCTATTGATGATGGACTACTCCAGTTGGAATATACCAATAATTTAAAAGAACAAGAAGCTTATAATATGATCTGTGAAAAAATAGATGATGAGATTGAAAACTGGCACTGGTATGATAAAAAACTTTTTATATTATATAGAGACACGAATATGAGTATAAGAAAGATTGCAGCAGAAACTAAAATAAGTTGGGTTAGTATATTTAATACTCTTAAAAACGCAAAAAGTATAATTAAAAATAAATTATCTGAAGATTACGAAGATTACAAAAACGAAGATTATGAGCGATTATAATAAATTTAAAGCAAATTTTGAATATCATAAAGCCAGATCATCTAAAGGATTTGGTGATACTGTTGAGAAGATAACTAAAGCAACAGGAATAAAAAAAGCAGTAGACACTATAGCAGAAGCATTAGATACAGACTGTGGATGTGATAAAAGAAAAAAGAAGTTAAATGAATTGTTTCCTTATTTAATGCCAGAATTATTAACGGAAGATGAATTTAATTTTTTAGATTTGACATTTAATAATGAATCAAATAAAATAAAAGATCCTGATAGAATACTACAAATATACAATAGAGTATTTAAAGACAAGAAAAAAATGACTAATTGTAGTCCGTGTTTTGTAAATACAGTTTACAATAAGTTAAAAGCAATTTACAATGAGTACAAATAAAATGGAACTAATAAAAGAACTAGAATATCTAACAAACTATGAGACTATTGGAAATAAATTAATCCAATGGGGTAAAGAATCAAATAATAAAGATATAAAGTTATGTAAAGACTGTTTAGCAGAAATAGGAATTTATGTAGCTCATCTTGAATATGAAAGAAGAACCTATAATAAATCTATAGAGATGTATAGGTCAGATAAAATTAGAGCCTTGGAAAGAGCAAGACGAGTAGAATCTGAATTAGAAGAAGCAAGAAAAATTGTAAAAAAATATAAAAAAGGTAAAGAATTAGGATTATAATTATTATCTTTAACAAGATACAAACAATAAACAAATGAATATTTTAAAAAAAGCAGATGAAATTATAAATGCTAGAGGTGAAGAAAAAGAGCGTATGTATGGTCCAATGTTAGAGACTATGCAGAGAGCTGCAGACCTTGCTTCACAAATGACAGGTAAAGATATAACTAACAGAGATATGCATTTATGTATGGTTGCAATGAAATTAGCAAGAGAAGCATATCATTATAAAGAAGATAATTTATTAGATGCTGTTGCTTATATAGCGTCACTTAACAACTTAGAACAAAGAGATAGAAATGAGATTCAATAATGCTAACGAAGCTTTCGTGAGTTTATATAAAAAAATATCTAAAAACGGTATAAAGCAACAAGATACAAAAGCTTTATTAAATACAGGTTTTTATATAGAAAATCCAATGAATAGAAACATATCAGAAGTATGGAGAAATTGGAGTTCTAAGTATGCGGAATATGAATGGCAGTGGTATTTATCAGCAAATCCAAATGCAGAATTAATTGCACAGAAAGCTAAGATTTGGTATTCTTGTATGGATAAAAATGGAAATGTTAATTCGAATTATGGATATCAATGGATGCAAGGAAATCAACTTGACTATGTTGTAGAAGAGTTAAAGAATAATCCACATAGTAGAAGAGCTAGTATTAGTATATATGATGCTAAAAATAGAGAAAACTTTGAGAACGATACACCATGTACATATGCAATAAATTTTAGTATTTTAAATAATAAATTAAACATGAGTGTACTTATGAGGTCAAATGATTTATGGTTTGGCTTTTGTAATGACCAATATTGCTTTAGCAAATTGCAAGAGGAAATAGGTAAAAGATTAAAAACAAGTATAGGTTATTATTACCATTTTGCTCAGAACTTACATATATATAATAATTTTTTAAATAAAAACAATGAATAGATTTGAATTAATAAGAACATGGGCAGACGAAAGAGGATTATATGATAATGGAGACCCAAAAACTCAATTAGTAAAATTAATTGAAGAAGCAGGTGAATTATCAAAAGCAATATTAAAAGAAGATAAACCAGAGATAGTAGACGCTATAGGAGATATGATAGTAGTATTAACTAATTTATCACATTTATATGGATACAAAGTTGAATATTGTATTGATAGCGCTTATAATGAAATAAAAGACAGAAAAGGTAAAATGATAAATAATACATTTGTAAAAGATGAAAATAGTAACTAAAAAACCAAACTGGAAACACATAACATTTATGACGCCTAAAATAAATTTTAAAAAATGGGCTGAAAATGGAGTTAAAATAAAAATAAATGAAGAGTGTTTTGAATTTAATAAACCTCATGAATTAGACGCTTTATTAACTAATCTTACACCAAGTTACAATTCAGATAACACTTGTTTTATACCAATACCAGAAATGAAAAGTATACATGCAAAAAAGGATAGATATGAAAAAATATCTCTGTTAAATGGTGAAATATATAATAAACAAGAGTTAATTAAAAAAATGTATGATGATAGTTTTTATTATGGAGAGTTAGGAAAATATGCTTTAAGTTCAAGTTCTATTAAATATTTAATTGATTCTCCTAAATCTTATGCAAGATCTTTAAATTACAAATCAGATAGTCCTGCGTTTAAAACAGGAAGACTTATACATTTAGCAGCATTAGAACCAGATAAATTAGAATCACTTTGTCATATAGTAGAAGTTCAATCAGCAGTAACAAAAAAATATAAAGATAAAGTAAATGAAGTAGGTTCAGATCAATTTGTATATACAAGAAAAGAATATGATAAAGCAATGTATACTGTAGATGCTCTACAGCAAAATGAGCTGTGGCAAGAACTAACTAGAAATTCTAAATTTGAAGAACCAGCATTTGATATATTACATGGTTACCCTTTTAGAGCTAAAGCAGATGTATTAGGTACAGACTTTATTGCAGATTTAAAAACTACATCAGATTTAAAAGCATTTAAATGGTCTGCTAAAAAATACTCATATGATGTACAATTATACATTTATTGTAATTTATTTAATGTAGATTATAAAAATTTTTATTTCTTTGTCATAGATAAATCCTCTGGAGATTTAGGAATATATGATTGTGAAGAATCGTTTTATAATTCAGGCAAAGAAAAATTAGAATATGGAATAAGGATATTTGAAAAATATTTTATAAACAAAGAAGAAGAATTAAATGAATATGTAATAAGAGAGACTTTAACTTAAAGTGGAAGAAGAGATAGAAAGTTATTATCTAATGGCGCTAATAGATTTAGCATCTGGTTCTACAAAAGATGAATTAGAAAGAGCTATAAAGCTTTATGAGGCTTTAGAGAATTATGAAGCATGCGCTGGAATATTAAAAGCAATAAACGAATATAAATACTATAAATAAAAATATATGATAACAAAAGAGCTAAAAAAAATAATTTATAATTATACAGAAATAGATTTAACAGATGAAAAAGTTTTAATATGTAGAGATCGAGAATTTATAGAAGCAAGAGCAATGTATTATAGTTTGCTTAGACAATTTACTAATATGACTTATACAAAAATAGGACAAACAGTAGGTAAAAATCATGCAACAGTATTACACGCTTCAGAATCTTTACCATTTTGGTTAAAACAAGATGAAGCATTAAATAACATATATACTAAAATAGAAAAAGACTTTAGAAATTTTCTTGGTTATGAAGAAGCAGATAGAAAACTTGATTATAATATCGAGAGGTTAATGCATAATTATTTAGACCTTAAGAAAAATTATGAAGCTCTAAAAGAAAAGTATTCTAAAATAAATCAAGTTGAAGTAAATTAACAAATGATAAGTTATTTTATTGTTATATTGATTAATCAAATTTTTTCAAATTATGGCACATGGTGGAAAAAGACAAGGAGCAGGTAGAAAGTCTAAAGCTGATGAGGTTAACTTAATAGAAAAGTTAGGACCATTAGAAGATGCTGC